CGACAACGCTGCCGGTGTTCGAGAGCACCGTGCAGAACTGAGTTGTCGGGGTCGCTGTATCCGCGACGATAACCAGGTCGCGGACATCGAGCATGTTGGCGGCGTCGTTGAAGTAGCCGCTTGCCCGGATCGCAGCAATCGCATCATCGCCGCTGGTGTATACCCAGAGCTTGAAGTTATTGCCGTGAGCCAACTGGGACAGATTTGCTTTATCAAAAGCCATTTCAGTATCCTTCCTTAGCTCGTTGCGATGCCGGTGGTGTCATTGAGGTTGCCCTCGATAACGCCGCTGTCGTCGATCATGACAGCCGCACCGCTCATGCAATGGTTGATGAAATACGAGGCCCGGTCGCCGTGCCACGTAATATCCGCCGCGATGTTCTCGTTCGCCGCGACGTTTTGCGAAGCCTTCTGGATCGCGTACCCGATAGCATTCTTGTGGTACACGAAGATCTTCGCGGTGCTCGTTCCCTGACCCGGAAGGTTGGGGAGCATGCACCATTTTACGTTCATCCATTCTCTGAACATCCGGTGACCCGGAATGCCTTCGCCGAACGGAAGACCGTTAGCCCCGACATAGTCAGACGAGGCAAAGCTCTCGACCGTCATTGCCTGCGCGTAAGCGCGCGGGGTGAGGACGCCGTAACGTGCGCCGTCGTTTGGCACCGAGTTGGCATCGAGAGCTTCGACCATGCCGATCAGGCTGGCCTGGATAGCGGCGGACGACGTCACCGTGTAGGTGATGGTCGACTGCGTGGTCGCATCCAGGACCGTCGTGATCTGGTCATCGACCTTACGGCCGAGGGCCATCGCGCCGGCCTTGGCATACGCCATCCGGACATCGATGTTGGTCTTCGCTTCGTCGAGGCTGTCCGCCCAGTCGCCAGCGTAGAAGTCTGCCATAGCGACAGACGGCTGGGTGTGGGAAGCGTTCATCGGTGTGATTTCACCGTGCCGCGACTTGGTCGTTGCCGTGCCTGTTCCGAGCTTCTGGAAGTAGGCCGTGCTGCCGACGATGCCGTCTTTCAGGAAGACAGTATCTTTCAGCATCGAACCTTCACGCTGGAATACGTGATGCAGGTCCTTCTGGTAGTCGCCAATAAATGACGTATTGATTGAAGTAGACATGATTGCCCCTTTCACTTCAGGTTATTGAGGGTGCAAACGCGTCGGGATAGCCGATGCAGGTTGTCAGCGGGGTGCCCTGTCGGGGCCGCCTTACGCCTTTGTCAGCGCCTTTCGTTTACGGTGGCACGGGTACCGGGCCGCGGGTGCGGGGTGCCGGCGATGCCAGGGTATCCGACAGTTTCCTGTCAAATTAGTGTCGAGACAGCAGCGTTGCTGCCTCGCTCTCGTACACCCACAAGGGCGTCGAGGGTCCTGCCCAGGCGCCCTCGATGTTGAACGAGAAGTATTCGGATGCATCTGCGTAGGTCATGTCCATCTCGACTTGCAGAATGTCGATGACCTTTTCGACAGAGTAAACGACGAGAGGTTGCTGCCCGCAGCGGTACCCGACGCCAATGATGGCGGCATCGAGGCCGTCAGCGGTCAGCAGCTCGTCGTCGTCCAGCTCTTCGTCTATCACCTAAAACGCTCGACCCGCGCCAACGACGCTGTTCGTGCCGTGCAGCTTCTCAGATAGCGCGTTGCGTTGCGCGTCGAGCGCAGCGGCTTTGCTGCGATCGCCCGAGTTGTAGGCCGTGTGGATGTCTCGGCTGAGCTGGTCGTATTCAGCCTGAATATCCGCAGCGCCTGCCTGGCCGGATACACCAAACCGGAGCTGGCCCTCGTTGGTCAGACGTCCCACTTCAGCCATGCGTTTGACGAACGCCGGGTGTGACCCCAGCAGCATGCCGTCCTTCAGTTCCATCTGCGCCAGCTCGGGCGTCGATGTCAGGAAGTCATTCGCAAACGCCATGTTCTCTTCGTAGCCCGCGCCCCACTCCTTGCGGAGATCGGCCTCGGCCTGCTCGAGGTATTGCTTGTCCGCGCGGCCGACCTCTGCCTGCGCCGCGGTCTCGAACTCGAAGTACTTCTGCAGCATCGCGTTGACGACCTGCTGGTTAGCGCCAGCCTGGTGCATCTCTGCGACAATGTTCTTGATCGGCTCCTGGTAGGCCTCGAACGTCTCGGCATCGACGCCTTCCGGCGCTGCGATCGCATAATCGTCGACGCTTTCCGGGACGCCCATTGCCTTCGCGAACTTGGCACGGTCTTCGTCGGTCGCATCTTCGCCCGGCATCTTTACGCGTTGCGACAGCTCCCGGTTCGCCTCATAGAGGGCTGACGCCATCTTTGCCGGGGTGGTGTAGCGGTTGGCGAGCCCGAGAACCTTCTCGTCCTCAATGCCCTCCGTCCAGCCTGGTGCTGGTGCGTCGGTGGTTGTGCCCTCGGGGTTCGTGTTAGCAGATCCCTCGGGGGTAGCCGTCGTCTCCTCCGAGACAGCGCCTTCGGTTTCTTCAGCCATAATACTTCCTATTTATTCGGGCGAGGTAGTCAGGTCGGCATAGAGTGCCGCCTTCAGTTTCGCTGCGATCTCGCGTTTCCCCGCCCATCGTTGAAGCAATGCGGGATCGAGCGGCGGGACCCGGCTCTCCGGATCCTCGTCTTCAGAGACGTCGTACTCACCGCACCACGTCAAAATCATGAACAGAACACGGCGGCCGACAATGTCGTCGCCGGCAAACACCTGGCGGAAATCACGGGCCACGTCGTCGGGGCCGTAGCGTTCCAGGTTGACCGACGTCACGAGGGCCTTGTGGAAGCCCTCGATGTCGGGGCGGAGGTTAGCCACCGGCCAGCATCTGCTGCAGTTCTGGCGGTATGTTGTCGTTTGCCACGCCGCCAGCACCGGCACCGGCATCAGCGCCTGCCTTATCAGCCTCGGCAGCCTGCTTCATGACCGGCGCCAGGCGCTCGGCTATCTGCATCTGCTGCTGCATCTGCTGCTGTTGAGCCTGTTGTTCCTGGGCTGCCTGCAGATCGGCGTCTGTCTTCATCAGCTCGAGCGGGAAGTCATTGCTGTCGGCAATGAACTTGCCATAGGCATCGAAGTCGAAGCGCTCGAGGATCTCCGGTCGTACCTGCCCGATCTGCAGGATCCGGTCCATCGCTGTCCCGACGCCTGCCTCCTCGATCTGGCGCTTGGCCTTTTCGACCGGACTGGCAAACCGGAACTGTACCTCGGAGCCCTGTAACGCTTCAGGTATCGCTTCCGGTGGACCGAACGCGCCTTTTCTGAGCAGGATATTGAAAGAGCGCTCCACTAATGGGTTTGTGTAGGAGCTCTCGAGGGATCCGAAAACGCTGCCGATTTCTCTAACGAAGCTCTCACGGCGTTCCAACACCTCGGTTGCCGTCATCTGCGGTGCATCGACCGGCAGGTTCAGGATGTTCTTGAAGAACACCGCCATGATGCCTTCACGTGCCTTGGCCTGTGCATCGAGGCCCCAGGGTATGTTCGCCGTGCTGTCCATTTGCTGGAACGGTTTCGACATGCCGAGGTTTCGAATGGCCTTTGCATCGTAGTAACTGACGCCGCCAGGACGCAGTTGCGGTGCGTTGACCATGCTGTCCGACGGTAGCAGCCAGGGCGGGTCTACAGCGCGGTGCAGAGCCCGCAGCATCGTCTTGCCCATCTGGTTGAGGGTGAGCACATCAGGCAGCGCCATCAGCCCAGGACCGCGCCCGTAGCCGTTATTGTCCCGGCTCATCGTCGACCAGCGCGGGATTACGAACGGCAGGTCCATATAGCCGGTCTCTTCAACCTCGTGCTCGCTGTCGACATCGATCACGAGGGAGATGTACGGCATGTCCAGGTTTGATTTGCTTGCTGGATCGAACTCGTGCCGGCGGGATACCCACCACACGAACTCTGATTTCTCTTCCCGTTTGTGCTTCGATCCGTCACGAAGTCGTTCTTTGGTCTTTGCACCCAGGTTATCGACACCGAACATCTCGGCCGCCTGGCTGGGCGTCAGCATCTCGCGGACGTAAACGCCGCTCACCTCGTTCAGCCCATCGACCTCGAGGTAGCACTGCTTCGGATGAAACGCCTTGTAGTAGAGCCCCCGCATGTCGGGGCGTATCGATACGAAACCGAACCCGGTCCCGAACGTCACCAGGTCGTCATCAATCTCGCCGAGGGCAGAGATGAACCGGCTGTCGGGATTGTACATGTGTTTCCACAGCGTATCCTCGGCCGCCTCAACCCACGCTTTGACCTCGGGGTCCTTCAGCAGGTCTTCATCCTCGGGCACGATATCGAACCACTTGCCGCCCTTGGTAGATTTGGGCCGCAGCATGCCGCTGATCGCATTGACCAGGGCGCGCTTGGCAACCAAAGGCGCGGTGTCATAGATCTTGGCCGATCGAGCGTTGCCAATGTTGGACGTCGTAAAGCCGACACGCTCAGGGCTCAGGACCTCGGCGATCTCTTCGAACACCTCGTTTAGCTGAGAGCGGGCACCCTTTGCGCTCTGGAAGCGCGTCAGGACTTGCTTCGTGCGCTTATCCATCTAGCGAGAGACCATTGTCTGGCGTCGCCTCAGCGGTCGAGCCCGCCGTCTAGTCTCTTCCTCAGCCGGCGGCTGTTGATCTCCACGCCGCGGAGCAGTCTGCAGATCACGCATCGCGTCAGCGACAGGGTCGCCCTGCTCGCTGCCAGCAAGCGGTCCCCGCTCCATCTGAAACAGCGCGTCAAATTTACCCACATCATTCACCCAACAGCGTTGATCGCCGGGTGTCCGCGGTGCCTTCAGCTCCGGCACCACCCGTGTTGACGGTGCCGCCCAGGCCCCTGCGGCGACGCAGACCCTTCGCGACGTCTTGCTTACGCTGCTCGACCGCCGGGTCTTCCATCGTCGGAACCGGTGGTGGTGCCGGCGGTGGCGGTGGGCTCGGTGAGAATTTACCCATTCTGTGTTACTCCTTCGTTATTTACCGAGTAGTGTTCGGCGTTTGAGCGATGCTCCGGCGCCGCTATCAACGCCGAGCGTTTGTCTTTTCGAGCGCTTGGTACCGCCAGAGCCGCCGGTTTCTGCAGCTTCGCCTGTGCTCTTAGCCTTGCGGGCCATATCCTCGAACTGTCTGTTCATTTTTACCAACGCAGGGGGCTGAGGTCGGTTTCTGTCACCGGCAACGAAGTCCGGTATCTCACCTGCGTTGCTTGTCTCAAATCGAAACTTGCCCAAGTGTCATTCACCTATTGAGAGTTGCATCACAGGCCCTGCGTCCTCGAACCCGTTGCGTTTCATGAGCCGCACGAACAACGATTGCTGTAAGCGATCGAGGCCGGCGGTTGCGGTTGTGAAAACGTGGGAGCACCCACGATCGTAAGCCCAGTCGATCGTTGCCTGTGTCAGCTTCGTCGACAGATCGCCGCGGCGGTACGCCGGCAGGATCCAGAATTTGCAGACGTAACAAAGCGGCTCGTCGTGGAACTCGTAAGACGCTGCAACGAATGCAGCGCCGGCGATCACCGGCTGCAGCGCTCCCTCGATCTCGACCACAATCGCATCCGTCGTCGGGC